TTCTTTATAGATTTGATTTTAACATCATTAGTTACAGTTTTGCTTAAGCATTTTTCTATTTGTTTTTGAACGCCTTCTTCGCCTCCTTTTAAATAGGCAGAAGATAGAACTTTATATTTGTTATCAAAAGAATTTCCTTTGTGATCTCGCCATGCATGAGTGCAAATTTTAGATCCTTGTGAAGATAAAACTCGTTCCCGATCAGATCTTATTTTCTCTTCTTCCGGAGACATTTGCTCAAAAGAAAAGTTCGATTTTTCAGGGACAAATAAAACTTGTCCATATGGCTCGCCTTCTCTGAATATATGAACTTCACCTTCTTTGGGGGCTTTAAATACAACAAAAAATATTCTTGACCACCATCGATGAATATGTCCGGGAAGCATTATCGGACATGTGCCGCTAGTATCTGTATAAAACCTAGGATGAGTTTCAGTTCGTATGATATAGCCTTCCGGTGGCTCCAAGTCTAAAGAAGATGACATTCCATAATGATCCATGGCAAATGTTGACATCGGAGCTTTAGAGCGATCAATGTTCCAAGTTTCATCGCTAAAATCTCCTTCAAAAATTATTTCTTTATTTTTTCTTAAAACTCGACATTCTGTTTTAAAAGGATAAATTAATTCATATCCATACATGCAACCATCAACAAAAGGAGTACAGTGCCATGGCTGCGGCTTGTTGCCATTAGAATGACTTCGATTTTCACCAGCCCATCCGGGAATTTGTAATTTAATTGGCCTTGGTGGTGATCCCTTGTACCATGTTCGATATTTAACGATTTTATTTTCCATAAATTTTAAATCATTATTAATATAAAAGAGATATATAATTCTACCAAAGGATCAACAAAGTGAAAAGACCAGTAAACGAAGGAAATCATTCATCTAAACCATTATCCGATTGCAATCAAGTTGGACCTATTCCAACCCAAAGAAATGAAGATAAGCCTCCACAACAATGCCCAGATCTTAGAGAACCAACTTTAAAAAGTACACATGGGCCTGATCTTGGTTGGCTAGAAAAACACGCGAGCAATAAAATAGGAATAGGACAAGAAGGAAATTGTGACCCTATGCAAACGGGTCAGATAGTTGATGACTTAAAGCATCCGAACAGAGATGTCTTGTATAGATATTCAAAAAGCATTCGAGGGTGCGATGAAGCGATGCTTGATTTATTTAGAAATTTAGTAGTTTTAGATGAAGACGGAAAAGCACATCCAGTTCCAATTATATGGGGAACACAAGAAAGAGCAGTTGCTTGGATACTTCAAGATAACATACGAAAAGATGGAAGTTTAGTTGTAGAAAGAATAAGACTCCCGATGATGACAATTTATTCTAACGGAATAGAATTTGACCAAACGAGATATTCTTATCACAAAGCAATCGACTACATGACCAGATTGCGACCTGATTACAAGCCGGGATTCACAATAAAAGAAAAGTTCAATAGAGACACTGTTTTTGGTGTGGCACGAGGAATTCCCGTGAACAAAACATATACTTTGATAGCATGGACAATGTATATGGAAGATATAGATCAAATTTTAGAACAAATATTTTTAAAATTCTCTCCTGTTGCATATATAAATGTGCGAGGAGTACATTGGGAAACGGTAGTATCAATGGATTCTGTAGCTAATAATGTTGATTTTGAACCGGGAGATCAGAATCAACGAATTATAAAATATGAATTTAATTTTACGGCTCGGACATATATACCGCAGCCGATAATTAGAAGAAAGGCAATATTGGAGACAAAATTAGACTTCCACGATAATGTAGAAGTTGAAAATATCACGGAAGTTTTGGCAAGATTAGAAGAAAGTGTAAAAAACAAACAGGAGCTTGAATGATCGAAATAAAAAACAAAACAAGAAGTCCAGTACAACTTGTAATTAGATCAAGAAAAGCTCCCAAGGCATTTACAACTTTAAACATTCCAGGCGTAGGTGCGGGAAATAATGTCTACTACTTGGAAGATGAACGAAACACAGAATATGTCGAACGTGCGGCAAAAATGGGTTTAATCTCAACACGTTACGTAACTAACAAAGAGTTGAATAAGGGAGAATAAAATCATGGCAATTTTAAAAGGTTTTCCACCATCAAATACAATATCACCATCAGTAAGAATTACTGAGAAGGATTTGAGTTTCATCGAACCAGAACAATCCTTTCATAGGGCTGGTATCGTTGGATTCGCTAGCAAGGGACCAATAAACATCCCAATGTTGATTCAAAGCAGAAGACAACTAAACACTGTTTATGGCTTCCCACATCCTGAGCAAGGTGATCCATACCTCATATACGCAGCCGAACAATATCTTTTGGTTGCAAATGAATTGTATGTAGTTCGTGTTGCTGACACAGATTTGGTTAGCCATGAAAGAGCAACAGTTGCAGAAGTTGACGCATTATCAGCCGGCGGTCAATGCAAATTCGTATCAGACACAGCCGGTCCTTACAACTTTGATTCTGCCAAGTATTTCAAATGGAGACTCAACAACGTAGAAGCATCTAAGACCCTAGTAGTTTTGGCAGATGCAGATCATGAAGATCCACTTGTTCAATCCGGTGGCTATAGTGCCGCTCAATTAGCAGAAGATCTTAATCTTCAACTCGAAAGAGAAGTTGACGGAATCGAATTCTTCTACACAGAAGATAATAAAATTGGAGTACAAACAGTATTTTCATTCGGACCAAACGCCAAATTAGAAATGGTGTCAGTTGCCAATGCCATTTATGGTGGATCCATGGAATCAGATTATGTTTTTGATCCAATTGCAATCGCAGGCGATACCACAAGTGGAAGCACAACAATATCTAACCTCAACACAACTGCTGCATTGTATGTTGGAATGGAGGTTTCAGGTACTGGCATACCAGAAGGTGCCGAAATAACCTCCGTGGTAGACGGAACAACAGTTGAGATAAGCGAAGCAGCCACGGTCACAGACACCACTGTTTCGATAACATTCTCAGGCGTAAGTAGAGTGAGTGTGAACGTAACCGGATTGGGCCAAGGCATGACTGTCGCTCAAATGACGGGTTCTAGCGATAGATTCCCCGCAGGCGGAGAAAATGCAAATGTTTATGACTTTACAGAACTTTCAGGAGCATTGAATCTTCAAGTTGTAGTTGACGGAACAGACGTAATAACAGTCGATAACGTTATACAGGTTGTAGATTTATCAGATTTTGAAGGTGAAGAAGAAGCAACAATTGAACAAATTGTTGCAAACATAAATGAACAGATTGAAGACGGCACGCTTCCGGGAGGCTTCGAAGCAGTTGCTGTTGGGAACAATCTATCATTCAGAACTTTGCACCATGGCCGTGACGCAAGATTGTTGGTCAAGCCAGAAAGCACAACATACGAATTCTTCGGATTCGATGCTCCGCTATCAGACCCAACAGATGATGAATCTGCTCCGGGTGGCTTTGCAACAGCAGAAGGCGTAAGTCCATCTGGTGTTTCGACCGACGCTGCTGTTCATACTTATGGCATCGTGTCTGGTGATGAGAACGTTGATGGAGAAGTTACCTTTAAGATCAAAGCAGACACTGCCGGTATTGAAGGAAATGCAACTCAAGTTGTAGTTAGAAACAACATTCGTGAAGGAAACTTCGTAATGGAAGTTTACAACAACGGAGTTCAAGTTGAATCTTGGGGCAATTTGACCAAAGATGAAACAAGTAGATTCTATGTTGAAACTTACCTAACATTAGTTTCAGACTTCATACGCGTTGAAGACAACACAGACAATCCTTCATCGCCACTAGATGGAACATACGCTTTAAGTGGCGGAAAAGACGGAATCCCAGCAGATCCAGATGATCAAGATTCACTAATCATAGGCAACTATCTCGGTTACACAGGATTGTACGCACTAAGTGAATCTGAGCAAATAGATCTTGATCTAATTGCTGTTCCGGGCCATTCTTCAACCGGCGTGGTCATGGCTCTAATTGACCTTTGCCAAAACTTAAGAATGGATTGCATGGCCATAATCGATCCACCATTCGGACTAACCGTTAAGGAAATCGTTCAATGGCAAAATGGAGCACATCCGCTAAACACAACCAGATTTAATTCTGATTTTGCGGCTCTGTACTGGCCATGGGTTAAGATCAGAGACGTATTCAACAATGTTGATGTTTGGATTCCACCAAGTGGTTCAATCATGGCTGTATACGCTAGAAACGACTCTCTGGCTGCACCATGGTTCGCACCAGCCGGTCTAAATCGTGGTGTTGTACCCAACATAACAGACGTATTTAGCCGTCCAACCCTTGAGGAAAGAGATTTGATGTATGGTTATAGAAATGCCATAAATCCAATCGTTCAATATGCAGATTTCCAAGACTTCGTTGTTTGGGGTCAAAAAACCTTACAACGTAAGCCCACTGCATTGGACAGAGTTAACGTAAGAAGATTGATGTTCGTAATCGAGAAGAGAATTCGTCAAGCATCAAGAACCTTACTATTCGATCCACATGACGATATTTTCCGTGAGAAATTCGTTGACATCGCAACCTTGATCTTAAGACAAGTTCAGGTTGGAAGAGGATTGACTGCGTTCATCATCAAGGCAGACGAAGAGTTAAATACTCCCGACGTAATTGATAGAAATGAATTCCGTGCAAGAATCGGCGTTCAACCAACAAGAGCGGTTGAATTTATGTTCATTGAATTTAGCATTCACAGAACTGGAAGCTTTGCAGAAGGGGCTGATACATTCTGATAACTTAATTAAAAAAAATTAAATAGGAGAAGATATGGCAGAAAGAATTCAAATGGGTTTAGGAAAACTTGGTGGAGAAAACATAATCCACAAAAGAAAGTTTCGTTGGACCTTTGAAGTTAGAAGAAAAGGCGGAAAGGGTGGGGATGTACCAGCACACTTCGTTAAACTAGCTTCAAGACCAAATATTTCCATAGAAGAAACAGAAATCAACTTCTTAAATGGAAAAACCTATATTCCCGGAAAGGGAACATGGGAAACAATAACGGTAACCTACTACGACATAGCAGGCAATGACAACATACCACTATGGAGTTGGTTGGCTCACGTTTATAATTACACAGATCCTGTAACACTAGAACAAAACGCCAAGAGAAATTGCTACGCTGGAATCGGCGTATGCACACTATATGATGGTTGCGGCGCTCCACTAGAAAGATGGGCTTTAGGCGATTGCTGGCCACAGGCAGTTAACTTCGGAGAACTAGATTACGCTTCTTCAGAAGAAGTTACAATTGAAGTAACGATCAGATATTCCCAAGTTTCTTACAAGAATCTTTGCGGTAACGATCCAGAATTCGATTGCTGCCCATGCGCACCCGGCGAAAGTGCTGGCTCGCTTGTTGCTACAACTTCAGGCGGCCTTGCAGGCGGGAATGTTGTTGGCATCAATCAACAGGCTCGTGGTCTATAATAAAAAAGACTATAAGAGAGGTTTATAGTAATCTTGGACCATTTGATTATAGGGGCCAACATCAAGCACCACATGCTTCTGACGGGTATTCAAGTCCAATTTATGATATGACCAATTCTTATGGAGAAGATATTTATACATCCAATGCCGTAAGATATTTTGGAACAGGAGATCCAAATGATCAATTAGCAGTTAATATTATACAGTCACTTAGAAATAGACCTAATGCTAGTTTGACCGTTTATCGTGCTATACCAAAAGTTTTAACTGTTTCTGAAAAAATAGCAGAATTAGAGAATCATAATACTGAGATGAATTTTGCCAATTATTTACACCTTTTGGTAATTTTCCATATTTTAATATATATGCTTTATGATTC